CACGTGTGACGACGACTTTAAGCCTAAAGCACCTAGATGCATCCAGTTTAGATCTAGGCGATACGCTTTGGAATTGGGACGCTTTGTCCATCCAATAGAGAAGAGTGTTTATGCAGAAACCCTTGATGCCTCTGGCACTCCAGTTTTTGCTAAGTCTCGCAACTCTACGGATAGAGCGGCAGATCTGCTTGCTAAGTTCGACAACTTTGCTGACCCTGTGGCCCTGTTACTCGACCAGAGTAATTGGGACGCGCACGTCAACAAGACTCTCTTGAACTATGAGCACGACCTGTATCTACGTAAGTGTCCTGATAACCAGTTGCGCCGCCTTCTTCGAGCTCAGCTCCTGAATGTAGGTGGTACCAAGAATGGTACTAAGTATCAAACCCCTGGGACTCGCATGTCCGGGGATATGAACACAGCTTTGGGGAATTGTGTTATCAACTATGCTTTGTTGTCTACCTGGGCAATGGAGGCAGGCATTCCAGCCTGTTTCTATGTCGATGGTGACGACTCTGTGGTTGTTTTTGACCGTTCCTCCATACTGTTAGTTCAAGATACTCCTCCGGCCCCATGGTTTGCAGCCTGGGGTATGGAGTCTAAGGTCGAATGGGCTGATAGGTTTGAGCAGTGCGAGTTCTGCCAGTCTAAACCGGTTTGGGATGGAGTTGGGTGGAGGATGGTTCGAAATCCCGCCCGATTCTTAGCCCGAGCTGGCTGGACGGTGGAACGCTACCAGCCGGATTTCATTCCCCGGCTCGTGTCAAGCATTGGACGGTGTGAGCTAGCCATGGGTTTGGGCCTTCCAGTCTTTCAGGAGCTTGCCTGGAAGATGGTCCTAGCCGCAGGCGATGCTCCATTCTGGTCTGGCGTAGAGGCGTACCATAAAGCCAAGCTAGAACTTTGGGGACCACAACGGGCTCATCTGGGTATGCGTCCAGTTACGATGGAGGCGAGATTTTCATTTGAGGATGCGTGGGGCATCTCAGTGGCCGAACAGATTGAACTAGAATCTGCCGAACTCGAACTTGGGGGGACCACTTCTGAGGATTGGTCCATTTATCTACAGCATTTTGC